TGGAACAAGGACATAATCAAATTCCAAACTTACACACTACAATGTGTCTCACACAACCCACAAACCTACTTAAACTAGGACGCCAACCGATTAACCGTCGAACGAGACGCTTTTTGATGAAACAGTCAAGAGCCTCAGCTCGCGAAATCAAGTTCGTGGAGAAACTTACGAAGAAAGCTATCTATATGCATTGCTCTGCCAAACTAGCAGACGAAGCAATCAACGGATACCGTCGATCAGCAACTGATGACTTAGCCGGTGAAGAAGACTTCCTCAAAACAGACCTCCCGTACCATGACGTACCTCGTGACTTTCACTACAAACGTGCTCTACACGTAGTTGAAAAGATGTTCCGACCTGAACGACAGTTAAAGCCAATCGCTTTCCCTGACCTCAGATACTACCCTTGGACACTTCCAACCTCAGCAGAAGCTCCGTATACCGAAAGTAAGTACTGGCAAGAATACCTTTCTCAAAAACAGGCAGATGGAGATATTGATAATGCAAGAATGTCGTTTCACAACCTATACAACGAAATCTTCCACATCAACCGTCAATTAGTTCATGATATTAAATATGGACGAAAACCTTTTTGGACAGAAAATGGAGAACCCGTTCCCTACGAGTTCACCTACCTACATTCTCGTGCCCACATGGTCAAACAAGACAAACCCGATAAAATTCGAGCCGTTTTCGGAGTCCCTAAACTCCTATTAATGGTCGAAAACATGTTCATTTGGAATATTCAACGCGAATATTTAAATGCACCTACAGGTAAGTCACCCCTCCTATGGGGATTTGAAACCATACGTGGTGGATGGATGAAGCTACTAAACAAGCTAACTGGACGTCAATTCAATTTCGTTCTTTCAGCCGATTGGAGCGGTTTTGATCACAAAGCCCTTCATGAAGTTATCGACGATGTTCATGACATCTGGCGAAGCTGGTTTACATTTGGAGAAGGCTACGAACCCTCTAAAAGCGACACCCATGACTATACAGACACTAAATCACGCGAAGAGCAGATTGACCGCCTATGGCGATGGATGTGCCATGCTATCAAGCATACACCCATCAAAGCCGAATCAGGCAATATGTATCAATGGCAATGGAATGGAATAGCCTCAGGCTTCCAACAAACCCAGCTACTTGACTCATTCGTCAACGCAATCTACTTACTCACATGCTTATCAGCCTGTGGAATCAACATTGAAAGTCCGAACTTTCAAGCCCTATTTCAAGGAGATGACTCAGTCACTACCTTTCCCGAAATAATTCCAAACAGCAAAGCATTTATCGCAAAATTAGCAGCAGAAGCAAAACGAAGATTCAACGCAGATCTTTCTGAAGATAAGACAACCTCAGGAACTCAGCTTGATGATATCGAAGTGCTTAGCTATGCTAACAGATCTGGACTCGCTTCCCGCCCTCCAGCCGAGCTATTAGCTCACCTCCTCTATCCCGAGAGACCCCGCCGTGCCCCCGAAGCCGCAGCAGCCGCTGCCGGAATCGCGCAAGCCGCAATGGGATGTTCTTTAGAAGTATTCAATACTTGTAAAGACGTCTACAACTTTTTGGTCAATCAGATAGGAGTTACCCCAGAATGGAAAGAGTGGTCCCCTAATAAGATTACTCCCTATTCGATGAACGTTAAACGTTTTCCAACCTTTGCAGAAACTTTTCTAGCAAATTTTGACAAACGCGAACGCTCAGAACAAGATAGACAACGTCTCTGGCCGACAAAACCGACCGGAAATGGATTCTATTTCCTAAATGATTAGCCGATCCCGCGATCATTGGATTTCTTTATTTTTGAAATTAAAAAAAAAATTAATAAAACAAAAC